CTCCCAACTTGGGCCGCTTGCGCCCTCTCGTTGGCGACTTTAACGTCATCAACCTTATGGGTAAGGAAGGCCGTAGTGTGTCTGTGGCGAGGAACGGCAGCTGGGAATCGGCTACCATCTCTTCTAGAGTGGACGCCACGTTTAGAGAAACTGCTAGACGCGCGGAAAAACAGAAATTAGGTCTCCAAACAGCTCAACTCACTTCTCACCTTGGCCCGGAAATTCAAAACCCGAAACAGGCTGCTACCCTACTAACAGCGTATTACGCTAGCCATTTTTCACTAAATGAAGGCCCCACAATATACCCCGTGGAGCTTGCAGTAGCCAGTTACCAGTTTTCCCCGTCGAAATACGAACCATCCACTCCTACCATGAAGGCGTTTATGTCCCCTTTGCTGGGTCCTTCGCCTGCTCCTGACAACTGTTTGTCCAATGACGAACGCTGCGTCAAAATGCGGATCACGAGTGTCGCTAATCCCTGCTTAAAACCCTCCTCCCATGTTATCAAGGCAATGAATTATTTTGTTGAAAGACTCATCCCTCCTGAGATCAGGCATACTGGTCACCCGACTGGTTATGATGAAGTTTTCCGGCGTCAGCCTAGGCCTTCTCAGCAGCACATCTTACGTGTTGCTGACCTCATGGGTGAGGCATATACTAAAGTAGCCTCTTGCTTTCAAAAGAAGGAGGATTACGGGAAAGTAAACGACCCCCGGAACATCACCCAAGTCCCTGGACCCGAGAAATCTTCATATAGCAGATTTATGTATGCTTTTGCTGAAGTTATGAAAGTCCAACCTTGGTATGCTTTCGGGAAAACGCCTCGTGAGATATCCCACTGCGTCGCTGCGATAGCCTCAATTGTTAACAAACTCCTAATCTCCGACCTCAGCCGTATGGACGGGCACAAGAGCAATGTGGGTCGGCAGCTTAATAAAGCGGCTGTCTTGCTTTTCTTCCATCCCTCTCACGCGGACGAGTTGGTTGATCTTATGGAGACACAATACAGGAAACGTGGTGTTACCCAATTTGGAATTTGGTTCGAGACATGGCTCTCCCAATTATCTGGCTCCCCAGACACCTCAATCTTTAACACCCTTGAGAGTGGTTACATTATTTTCTTAGCATATACATGCACCATTAACCC